CGGGACTACGAGTGCTGGCATTAACATTGTTAACCTCGACAATATTGTTTTTGCTTCTCCCACTAAGTCTGTTATTAGACTTCTACAGAGCATTGGTCGCGGGCTACGTGTTTCAACGAAGAAAAAAGCGTTGAAGGTCTATGATATAATTGATGATCTTTGTTATAAATCTTACAAGAACCATGTGTACAGACACTTTGAAGAACGATTGAAGATTTATAAGAAAGAAAAGTTTGATTACAAGATATACTCGCTACCATTCCAACAGGACCCAAAAGATAAATAATAGTGAAGGGAGGACATTTCTATGTCCGATTCACTTCCTGAGAATTCTTTCTCGGGCATCATAAGAGTCCTTAAGCTTACATCAGGCGAAGAAGTTATTGGTCTGGTGTCAGAGGCTAGCCCTGAAAAGTATTCAATAAAACTTCCAGCAAGACTTGATACGTTTTATTCACGCGATCAAAACGGTGAGTTGTTGGAATATGTAAAATTAACAAATTATCTTTCAAACATTAAAGGATTTGAAATCAATATTCCAAGAGATGTTGTAATATACAGTGGGGCTCCAAATTTAGATTTAGAAAAGATGTATGAAACTTATATTGTTGCAATGCAACAGGATCCAAAAGTTGTAATTACTTCTGGTGAAATAGATCAACAATCTTCTGAAAATGGTCTTCAACTTTTGAATGAATTATTTAATAATGAAGATTTTGTAAATTTTGTAAATGATCTTATTGAAAATTTTGAGGGTGCTGAGATCGTACTTGACGACGACGAGGGCGAAGAAGAAGAGCCAGAAAAGCCCGTAATAGAGCCCCTTAAAGAAGAGGCTCCCAAGCCATCCAAGCCCAAGAAACGCCGTACAATGAATCCTGAGGCCAAGAAACTGCCTTATAATCCTGAGGCTAATCCCAATAGCGCTGAAGGATGGTCAGATAACCCTAACGATTATCTTTAATAGCTGGGTGCAGACCAGTTTGAGGCGTCTGGATTTAAAGTATAATAAGAATATTTAAATTTACAACTTGCTTTTAAAACATCAAGATCCATAGAATCTGATCTAAAATTTAAACCACTCAAAGCAGTTGGTATAATATTTGTAAATTTTACTTGTAAATTTATATCACTGCACGTTGGAGATGCTTGTGGACCAAAAACAAATAAAGTTGCACTCCAATGCCAATTTTGGTATGGTAAATTATTTGAACTATCGTTCTCAATATTTGCCATATTCCTCATCCAAGAATAAATACTTTTCCAGTTTTCTAAATCAGAATCTACTATAAATTCTACATTTAAACTTTCAAAATTTGCTGCCAAAGTTGGAACTGGAATTGTAGTACCAAAAATTGTTGGCTGAGGTTGATCGTTTAAAGATAGCCCCGGTAAATTAACTTTTTGAACCATCAATTCCATCTGATCCGTATCACGAGAAATAACCAATTTAAATGGATTATTGTAAAGCGGATTGATGTTATCAGAGCATAATGGCATAAAAATATTTATGTAAAAAGAAAAACCTCCCCATTTCTGGGGAGGCTTTCGTTTAGCACACGGTTATCTGATTTTATCAGATTGTGTTGCCGTGGAGGTGTGTTACGCTTGTTAGGCGGTAGTATTGGTTCAAACCAGCAGTCAAGGTTTCGCCGTCTGGAACTCTGCTGCTGTTGAGAACGAATGGGTTAGCAACAACACCGTAACGGGTCTTGAAGGCGATACGTGGTTGGAAAGTGTTAGGATCGACTGCACGTACCATTTGTAGAGGAACGTATGGGCAGTAGAACAGACCTGCATCGTATGCACTTTCACCCTTATAGCCTGCAACGAAGAAGTTGAAGCCTAGTGGGCTATATGGATCGATATAGACCTTGATCTTACCAGATAGAACGCCTGCAAAGGTGCTTTGAGTATCATCAGCATTGATTTGAGGAGCAATTGCTGGGCTGAGGCTCATGAATCCTGACATGGCGAGGGCGGCTGCGGTATCGCTATCGCAGATGATGAAGTTACCCTTACCACGGCGGGTTTCCTTGGCGATTGCATTGCACTCACGCTCAATTTGGAAGCTAAGTCCACGGAATCTTTCAGCTGACCAACGACCATCTGAGTCGTTATCTAGATCATAGACGCCGGGGGTTACAAGATCTCTTTGTTGTGAACCTGGCTTGGCAACGTAATAGATGGTCTTGACGATTTCGCGGTTGATTTCAGCAAGAATTTCTGTGCTGAGTAGGTTTGCGAGTTCGGCTTCGGCATCTAGTCCGTGAACGGCCTTGAGGTCTTGTGCCAATTCGACGGTGTAGTTGCTGCTTAGAGCGCGTGTACGAGCTTGGACGGCAACACGGTCGATTGAGAAGGACATTTGATTCCATGTCTTATATGGATCGGTTCCTGTTGAGCTACCGATTGCTTCACCGTAATTGGTTAGAATACCACGGAGAGCGTTAAGTTGTGTTGCAGTTGAGGTTACACCGGAGGTGAAGTTCCAACCAGCAGACAAACCAAAACCACCAGTTACACCAGCAAATAAACCTAGAGTCCAACCTGAACCACCAAATTGTGGTTGTGGCTCTTGGAACATGGCTTCTGTGTAGTTGTTGTTGCCATATGTATAACCATTGTTTGCATAGTTATAGTTGGCACGCATTGCAAAGATCAACCCGGTTGGGGCTGTCATTGGTTGAACACCACAGATGTCGTATGCCATTAGATTTGGCATTGAACGACGAACCAAGCTGATTAGTACTGGATCGTAGCCAGCTACTGAACCAGTGTTGGTGTATGACATAGGCATTCCAAGGTTGTTGGATGTCATGTCTTCTGTTAGGTGTTGTGAACGAAGGGCTTGCTCTTGGTTCTCTAGAAGAACGGCAGTAACCTTCTTACGGTATTCGTCAGAGATTGAAGGAAGAGCGCCGTGTTCTAGTACGGGATTCCACTTCTCTGTTAGTACATCATATGGGGTATTGTCTTGAAATTGCATTTTATTATTACTCTCCTATTGAGTTAAAATTATTTAGTAAAAATTTATTTTAGACTTTCTTGTGTAGTCTACCTAAAGCGTGAACGTAATTTTCAACCAAGGTTGAAGGACTTGTTGTCTCTGCAGTAGAAAAAGTTTCAACTGGATCTACTACTCGGGCAACTTGTGCGGCTGGCTTCTTGAGGTAATTTTCTTTAATAGCTACTAGCTTATTGCGGTATTCCTCTGGGGTTGCGAAGCTGACATTCTCCATCAAATTTTGCAATTTTGCTACTTGAGTATCAGCTAGATCTCTTGTTTCAGCAACAAAGATTCCGGCGCACTCAGTTAGTGCTAGTTGCTTGTTAACTTGCATGGATTCATTAATTGTTTGATTTAGTTTTGATTCCAATTCTCTGTTTTGAGCATATAGTTCGTCAAGAACATTATACTTCTCATTTGGAACATCAATGTAGTGGTTTTCAAACAAATTCTTCAAACCAACGATGAAGTTTTCTGCAATTTGTGTCTTGATGCCTTGTTCTACGGCAACAGCATTGTCTTGCATCCATTCTTCAACAACATAATCTAGATAATCATCAACCTTTTCTACTAGAGATTCGGTGATGGTGTTTAGATTTGTCTTTACATTTTCATCTAGTTCAACTAAAATTTGTGCCAACTTTGATTCTACTCTTTCGGTAACAGCGGCTTCAAAAATTGCCTCTAGGTTCCCTAATAGTTGATCATTGGCGATTTCTTCACCAAGAAGTTGAGTCAATGCTAGACGAAGTTTTTCACTAACTTCTTCTTGCATCTCTTCTTCTTTTTCTTCTTCTTCTTCGCCCTCTTCCTCCTCAGAAGAAGTTTGGGCTTTTGCGGTTGGCATGCCTGCCATAGTAGCAGGTACGCCGGGTTTTCCGGTAAAAGCAGCGGTTACGGGAACGCCGCCAACTACTGGAGTTGGTAGCATTGAACCCTTGCCGGATGCGTCCATGTCGGATTTACCCAACATATCAACTACACCCATTGCACCTGCTGCTTGTTCTTCTGATACAAAAACTTGTTTATTTTTATTTTGCATATCGTTAATCCTTGGATCTTTATTATTTAGTGTATTATAATTTTTACTCATAAATTAAAATTAATAATTTATGGTTATTCTTTGTACTTATCGACAGTTCTTGGTGTAAGGAATAGTTTGGCCCAACCAGTAGTGTGGCCCAATCCCTCTCTACGCATAGATTCTTGATTTGATACTAAATTTTTTACTTGTGCATCAACCCAATCTTGACCTGTTAATTTTCTAAGATCTGCAAATGCGTTTGCAACCACAGACCCTGCGAGTTTTCCAAGTCCAGATCTTAATCCTTTTGTGCTACCACCAATATATTTTCCTAATTTTGGTGACCATCTTCCCTGTAGTTGTAACATATCTAATATTTTTCCACCACCATACATTCCAGCAGAAGCTGCAATATCTCCCTGTGACATTTCACCAAAAGGAATGTCCATCAAAGATTTTCTTTCTCTTTCATCTTCTTCACGGGATGGTTCTTTTTCATTCTCATCTTCTTCTGAAGAAGCATTGGGATCAAATGATGTTCTACCTTTTGAATCTACACCACTTCCACTACCACCGCCATATTGTTGTTCAAGAAGAATGTTGGTGTTCAAGCATTCTATCAATAAATTTTTATATTCTAAATTTATCATTAGATATTTTTAAAGTATTCTTCAAAAACCTTTACAATGTTTTTTTGTAAATTTCTTGATGAACTGTTTCTTATAAATTTTTGTGTGTTTTGAATTTGTCTTTCAGACCAAAGACCATTTTGGAAAACCCACTCCCGACCTTCCATGATTCCATTTACGAAAGCATTTGGAGCAGATGGGTCAGCAACAATGTCAATTGCTGCTAACATGAAGTCTTCTTGTACTTCTTGATAGCCGCTTTTAGCTTTTAGTGAACCCATTCCACGGGTAGATACACCTAATTGAGCACCCTCATCAATGAGGTTTTTAACAATTTTACCCATTGGGGTATCAAGAACTTTGGCTTTTCCATATACATTTCTGCCATCTTCGTGAAGTTCTTTTACGATGTGCGAAACGCGATCAAGATTAACAGTTGGACCTGTTGGGTGGTTTAGTTCACCTAGTGCACGGCCTTTGTTTACATAATCATTGATATAACGAGTGCACTCTTTCAACAGTGTATTTCTTGGATAGACGCGACCATTCTTATTTTTGGTATCGCCTTGCATGAAAACACCTTCGATGAAATAAGTTTTATCACCGTTTCCAATGTTTTCTTTGATATACTTAATATCTTCTGTTAATTCTGTGATTAATTTCATTGTTGTTCTTTGTTATTTGTGGTGTTAGAAAAAACACTTTTTGCAACTTGCTTGTAGGCTTCATCTAATTTTTTTGAAACCTTACAAAACAATGCTTTTTCTGCATTAGCTTTGAAAGCAACAGCGTTTTCATTTAAAACATCTTTGATCATTTGTCTTGTGGAATTTTTCATTTTAATAGACCTTTGGCTTTGTTGTAAAATTCTATGTGATTTTTAAATGATTCGCTATCTTTAAAAATTTGTTCTGTCATAATTTTTCTACTTTTATCAGACAGCAAATCAAATAATTCTTTTAAAATTTTAATTTCTCTTTCATCAATATTTAGAACACTGTTATTTTTAAATATATATTTTCCGGGCTTAAAGGTTTCAACAAAATTTACAAACTCTCGTAGCTCTGGGGTATTTGATGTATTTTGTTGAGAGTTCAAAAGATCTTTTGAACTGGTTTCATAAACGTATTTTAATTCTTCATTTAGTTTTAGGCTAAGAGCATCCAAAACATTCTTTTTAAAGTAGTCTTCCTCTAACTGGGCCAGTCCAGTTATACCATTTTTTAACAAACCCCTAATTACGCTATTCATTGTGGTTGTTCTCCGGGAGCTCCCATAGCTTGTTGTTGCATCATCATTTGCTGCATTTGTTCCTGTTGCATTCTTGCTTTATCAACTTCCATTTCTTTATCTATGGATTTTATTTCTTCTTCTGTCTGCTTCAATACAACTTTTCTTACATATTCAGTTGAAAAATATTTTCCAATGTAGGGTTCAACAAACGAAAGTGCTTTTAGTCTTTCTGCTCTTATTTCGGCTTCTTTTAGATCCCAGAAATAATTGTCAGTATTGAACACAAAATTTAATTCATTCTTTAATTCTTTCCAATCTTCTTCAGTTATGATACCTTTCAATATCAACTGAACTCTCAACAAATCACCAAACAATTTGCTAAATTGATGTCTGATTCTTTCAACAAATTTGTAAAATTTAATTTCTTCTCTTGAAATTTCTGTTGCACGACCCATATTGAATCCAGTACTTTCAGATTGAAGTCTGCTAACAGGAACGTTCAATGATGCATACAACTTTTTCTTAAAGTATTCAACGTCTTCAATTTGAGAAGTAGATTGCATACCTGCAAGAGTAGAAATTTCAGTTCCCTTTGAACCTTCTCTTCTTGGTAACCAATAATCTTCAAGAACTGAAAGATGATTCTTTTGATCGCGGATCTCACCAGTTGCTTGGTTATAAGTAATTTGATTGCGGAATCTGCTCATCATATCCCGCATGTATTGCTCTGCCTTTTGTTTAGGCATCTGACCTACGTCTACATAAAAGATTCTTCGCTCAGGTGCGCGTGCAATGCGGTAAACTAGAAGAGCATCTTCTAGTTGGCGCAACATGTTCATCGGACGAATTGCCTTGTGCATGTATCCAAGAACACGCTTTGTGTTCAAATCTATGATGCCCGAGGGAACATAAACTACGCTGTCAGTGCTTAGTTTTAAACCACCCGGACCAGTCATAACATAGGAATCTTTGTCTGTATTGGTATACAGAAAATACTCTTCTACATCTTTGATCAAAGGAACGTGCATTCCTTCGACCCTTTCCATTTGCTTGGTTACTTTTCTTACTTTTTTAACCTTCAATGGATCTAATGGGATTACTTCTTTTATTCCTTCGTTTGGAAGATCTTTGTCAATTACAATATTATAGAACAATTTAGAATCAATATACCATCTTCTAAAAATTTCATAACTCTTGTGTTTAAAATCTAAAAGATGAATTATTGTTTCAAATTCTCTGTATATTTTTGATTTTATTGATTCAGACAAAGGTAAAGAATCTAAATTTAATTTAACAACCTTTCCGTCTGTTCCCGGAACCATGGATGCATTTATAATTTCGTCAATTGCATTATCCATTTCTGGATATGTTGACATGTTTCTATATTGAACTGTATAACTCGCCTCATCTCTTGGATTATTATAGTCCCAAGATGTTCCAAATACACCACCAGCTTCTATGGTTGTGGTGCCATCAAATTGTTCTGGAGCAGTAAAAGCTTGCAAAGCAAGATTTTCTTTTTCTTGCTTTGTTGGTTTTTTCTTTCCAAACTGAAATCCAAAAATATCAATTTCCATGTTCTTCTTTCTTAACTGGCCGTAATACTATCAATTTCAATTGAGTCATAAACTATGACAACTATAAAACTATTTAACAAGCTGCTATTTGTCATACTAAAGTTTATCGGTTGAATTACTTGTGGCCAGCATCCATTTAATATAAACGATTTTAAAGGCCTTTCTCCAACGGATTCTCCATTTATTCCTAAATGTTTTATTCTCCACCCATCCGCTTTGTATGTGCTGTTTCCTTTAATTTCTTGAGATATATTTGTGTCATGTTCATTTATAAGATTTTGCCACGATTGAAAAGCTTTCCACAAATTTACAGAATCTGTTCCATGATCATCCAAAACAGTAAAGGACCAAGTACCATATTCCTTTTCTCCCGGGTAATGATATTTTCTTCCAAAATGTTCGTATGTTAAAGATTTTGCAGAAACTTGAGGTATTTGTGTACTTCTTATATGAAATTTATTGAACTGACCGCCCGGGAAAGTACCTTCTATTACAAATCTATTTTGGCGAGTTCCACCACTAAAATTTGTTTTAAATTCTGTTACTCCCATTTGTTATTCCTCAAGAAGGTGAAAGCGATTTGTCTATAGTATCATCACCATAAGATATATGATCAAACATAAATTGAACTCCAAATGAAACTGGATCTGATCCACTCATACTCAATTCAATTTGATATACTGAAAGTGGCCATGCTTTGTGCAATGTGATTGTTCTTATTATATTACCATTTAATCCTAATTGCTGCAGTGTTATGTCTTTTTGGTGATTAGAATAAGAAAAATCTGTGCCGATATATTTATGGGTAACGTGACCATCCATCACTTCAACCCATTTTTGAAAAATATTCCAAAGATTTGAACTGCTGTTAGAATCATCATAAACTGTGACAGTCCAAGGAGAATATTGTCTATCTCCAGCATACACAACTGGACGCCCTCTATATGACAGAGCAATAGTGTTTATTGTTGCCGTTGGGATACTTGTGGCAATAATTTTATATTGTGCTTGATTATTTCCATCGCCAGCACCTATATTAGATGGCCAAGTGCAACTAACCTTAAATCTGTTTGCTCTTGTTCCACCTTGAAATGCTGTTTTAAATGCGTATATACTATTATCGTTTGTTGCCATAGTTTTTTATCTTATGCTGTTGTGTCGCCAACAGAAACATTTACAACTATTGAATTAGACGAAACTAGTGGTTTAACAGTAATTGCTACTGTGAGCGTGGATGAGTTGTCTGTATTGTTTGAGGAATCGCATACTACTTGTGTTTGGGTTGTATCGATAAATGTAGCCAATGAATTTAAATAAGAGATAATTTCTGTAACTAGAGAATCCCGTGTTGTTTTTACATTTGATTTAAAGACATACTTTAAAGCCAAATCTGTTACTACTTTTTGAATTTGAATATTTAATTCGCTTGGACCTATTCTTTCAACAGAGGTTGGAGTTGATGCATTTGCTGTTGCACCAACAAGATCTTGTCCTAAAAATTTTGTTGTATAGTTTACAAAGTAATTTACTCTGTTTTTACTCAAAATTTGTTTTATAGATGTATTTTCCCAGTTTACTCCATTTATTATTGTTCCATTTAACATAAAAGAATTGGAAAGTCCTGATACAGAAACAAACATTGTATTTGTATTTTTTGCCCGTGTAAAAAATCCAGCAACATCTGAAACTGCTGGGATATAATATGCTGTTATTTTACTACCAGAAACAAGTAAATCGGTTGTAATGTCATATGAAGCTCTAACACCATAAACATTAAAGACTCTGGTTCCAAAGGTTGATCCTGTTGCAACTGCTGCTGAACTGGTGAATGAAGTAAAGTTTGCCATAGTGTATCCGGCACCGACTTGTCCATTTGAATCTGCTACAGATGGAAATACTCCGACAGTATATGGATTAGATTGCAACCATTGTGCTAGTGTTGCATTTGCTGTAGTTCCCATCAAAACATCAATATAATTTCCAGTGGCATTTTCATAATTTTCAAAACCAGTGGTAGTTCCTGCTATTACTAATTTTCCGCCGTAAGCCAAATAATTGATTGAATGTAAAAAATCTATCCCCGGATTAAGTGCTGTAATCTCTCCAGATGAATTTGTAAAAAATCCATATGTTCCACCTTCTCCGGGTTTAGATACTAAACAGTATGTAACACCACCCAATTTGTTTAAATCTCCAACCAAATCTGATGGATTGCTATATTCAATATAGGTATCGGCTGTTGTTCCGGGAGGAGTTGTGCTTAAAGACGGATTTGATCTGGCGTAGATCAACCATCCAAATAAACCACCCGGATCATTTGTTGTCCCGGAAGTTGCTGTAAATGAAGGTGCATTATAAGTTGAACCAGCTAAAAAAGCTGTTATGCACGGATTTACAGTGACAACTTCTGTGTTATATTGTTTTGAACTTATAAAAGAACTTAATGATGGATTTGGCATATTTGTCCTTGGTTGCCTGCTATTTTATTTAGAATTTTTTATGCAGGATACCAAATAACCTGCCCATCTGAAAATTCTCCATCTTCGTTATCTTTGTCGGGAATAATAAAAATTGCGTCATCTTCTACATCTTTTGTAGGTTCGTAATTCATTTTGGCAGTTTCAATTAAATCTGTATAGTATTCCTGCCTAGTCAACCACGCAAAGAAAACTAAGGTCATCACCATGTCGTCATAGTGGCCGTCCTCTGCTTTAAATGTATTCGATTTTGAAACAAATGTTAAAAGTTCTTGTATAATTCTTTCATCATTTATTAAAATTTTATCTTCTTCTACCAATCTCTTTAGAATAGCACATCCTAATTTTTTTGTTTGTGCGGTGGTACGCAAGCCCATCTCACTTTTACCGTTGGCAAATCCTTGTGATAAAATTTGTCCCTTTCTTCCAGAAATTTTGGTCATGAGGACATTTTCATATTCTAAGTCATTATAAAGTATGCTTGATACCTGTCCACCTATATCATTTGTTTCAATAAGAGCATATGCATTATTATAAAATTCCCCTGCCTTTTTTATTACTTGAGGAAAATTAAATGGACTTACTGCATTATTTCTGTAAGAAGCAACTACCTTATAAGGTGCAGTTGTGCCATCTACAACCGTAAATGCAGAATAATCAGATCCCTGCCCACGTGATACATCTGCCTGTAAAAAGTATATGCTTTCCTTATTTGGCTTTTCAAACACTCTAAATCCTTCGGAATCTTCAGATATAAAATCTTCTGGAGCCAATACATTTAATTTTGATGTTGCTATTAAGGTATTAGAAGATCCTAGGAAACTACATCCATATTCTTGTTCAAACTGTTCTGGACTTGTGTTTGCAATTTGTTCCGCTGCCCAAACATCATCTCTTTTTGGTCCACCCGGCGTAATGGGTACGTCTCTCCAAGAAACTTCAACGGGAACAAATTTATTTTTTAACTTATGGCCGGGTGCTCTGTTTGCATCTATCCAAAGTTTATGAAAGTGATTCATTCCATTTGGAGTAGAAACAATAATAAGTTTAGTTGTCATACCAGCAGAAATTGTTGGATATGTTGATGAATAAAATTCTTCTGCAATGTGTGAAGGCAAGAATGCATATTCGTCCAGAAGTAGAAGGTTATAAGAACCACCACGAATGGCTGAGGACGACGTTGCATCACAGACAACCCTAGACCCGTTTTCCAGCTTAAAGCTCGTCTTATTCCATTCTACCACGCCCTGTTGAAGAAAGTGTGGAAGGTTTTCATAAGCTAATTGCAATTTGGCAAATAATTCATCCTTTGCCGTTTTTAGCTTGTTTGCCAGAATAGCAACATTTACGCTTTGATTGAATGTCACGTAGTGGCAAATGTATCCTATTACGGATGTAGACTTACCTGACTGTCTGGGCCATTTTGAAATTGTAAATCTATTATCATGAATTGCCTTTACAAATTTTTCTTGATAATCGTACAATTTAAAAGGCATCACACCTTTATCAAGTGTCTTTACTTTCACATATTTGCTGCAAAAATATACAGGATCATTTGCACACTTTACATATTCTTTTAACTGCTCTTCTGTATACTGTAACTGTACGCCCGGTGGTTTTAATTTTGGATTATTTCTATAACCTTGATTATTGTTGTTTTGGCTCATTATTTACAACCTCTGCATCCACAATTTTATTCGTACTTCTTTCCTTATTCAATAAATTTTGTAGATCTGTAGTAGATCCAACAAATACAGAATTGTTTGTTTGTTTTACTTCAACCTTGCTTGATGTTGTGTCTTTTGCTTTTTTATGCACATCCAACATGTTATTGTTTAGATCTGCCATAGTTTTTAAAAGAATTGCAACAACTTCAAATGCTCTTGGAGAATCTGACTCTGTTGCCACCTTTAATGCGCTCTCTAAAGCTATATTTCCATTTCCAATAAGATCTTTTATATTTTGCTGGGCCTTTTCATAATCCTTTTGAAAATTATTTACATCAAATGTTCCACCAGCAGAATTTGAATCCTTTGTAGTGTTTTTATTTTCAACATTAAAAAAATTTGCAAGATTTTTGTTTATATTCATTTTATCAATCTATATTAATATCAAGATCAGTGTTGATTGTTACATCTTCAATTGTTGTGGTTTGAACTACTTCACCGAATATGTAAGACTTAGCTATAAAATTTATAGTGGACACATTAAGTCTTCTTGACGCAAAATCACCATCGTATTTTTCACTAATTCTATTTGATTCCATTACAATTGGTATGTTTACTGAACTGTGCACTTCGTTCATGGCCAGTGTTATTATGTGTTCTGGATTGAAATATGGGATTATTTGCTCAACAATCTGCAAGGTATCATCAATATGCCTAGTGTAGATATACAATGTCATTGCAACATTTACCGGAACTTCTTGATATATTTTATTTCCAGTATTTTCACAATTTCCCGGAGTTGTTCCTAATGTTTGTGCAAATGCAAATTTATTTCTTCTTCTAGTTGGATCTGGAGTAACACTGGTCATTATGTAACTCATCACAGGAAGTTGTTTTTCAATTCTTGTTGTATCATCTATAGATGAAGGTTGCAATAGACGTTGAATAAATTTTTCTTGTGGTGCATATGATATGGGAACACGAATTTTTAATGGCTGGTTTGGATTGTCTGGGTTTGCGTGTTCAACATAAATGCTATTAAACAATGTACCAAAACCAACTACAAGTTTTCTTAAATTTTTGTTGTAAAAGTATTGAAACATTGTTTTTTCCTATTAATCGCAATTTGCAAACGGATTATTTGGATCGAACGTATATCCTCTTGCTTCTGTTTGCAATATATCGTTTGTGCCTGCAGTAGTGCCTTTTCCGTTGTTTAGAGGTATTATGTCAGATCCAGAGAATCCTCTTGTATTTTTCATTATATCGTTTATTGGTTTAACTGTAGTATCGATCTTTTCATAGCTATATGTGAACAACTCTGCAGTAATTACATAAGAATACAATCTACCCAATGGGTATAAAGGATTTTCATGCTCTACAAAGTTTATTTCAAACAATGATTTAGAAAGAGGAAAATAGATTAAATCACCTTCTCTGGGTCTTAAAAGTGAGGGTTCGTAATTCAAGACTTCTTGCTGAAATCTTTTTCTGGCAAATAGTAACTCTACTTTATCTTTAATCTCTAATCCAAATTGACTTATTATATCAGATCCTTGAAATCCCTTTACGCTTAAAATATACATCTCAAGTTGATATGCTTTTGTAAAAGATGAACCAGGATCTTCACCAAATATTTTATCAATGTTTAAATATTTTCTTGGAACATAATAACAATTTTGACCTGTTGCTTGTATTATTTCAATGGTAATACTTTCAACCAGATTTTGTTCTGATTGTTGTGTAGTGGTATTGATATAAGGATTAATTGCCATATTATCCTATCATTGGATCGATTGGTGGTTCGTATACTTTTCTTAATTCTGCATCAACTTCTGCCAATTCCTTTGTAGCGTCTGACATTATTGCTCCGGCATTTAAAGAAACTCCACCCGGAAGAGGCACACCAGAGAATTTTAATAAATTTTGAGCCCATTGTTTTTTCAAAAGGGCTGCATAATATTTTCTGAATATTCTATCATCCCACACCTTTGGATATAAATCTGGATCAATTTTTACATAAGCTTCTACTAAAAGATATCCAGTCCCAGATAACTTAGACATATCAATATCCAACCACAACCTATTGGTTGTTTTACTGTATGTAAATGCAGCTGGATAATTAAACACATCATTTATACCCTCAAGGTAACTTAAAGACTCCATGTAAGTTGCTAAAGGTGATTGGCTGCCCGCTTGATTAAAATACAATCCAAAGAAGTCGTAAAGAGTTAGTTGGTACCTGATATCAAAGATATAATCACCAACTGCATTTCCTGCTGGATACACCTTTGTAATACTAACAATATCATTTGCAGCTGGCCAATATGCAGTAGCACCGCTTGGATATGTTTTTAATTGTGCTCCCAATGCATGATCAAATGTCGAAACATCAAAATATTTTTGACTTATATTTTGAGAAGAAACTGGAACCAAATAAAGTGCTCTTTGATTAAAATCAAAATGCCTTTCTTGCATAAACAACAATGCTTCTTCAAGTCTATCTTCAGCCTGCTGCTGATCTATATTGATTTGTATAACAGGTGCGCCAAGCTGCCTGTATGTAAAGTCTATAAAATCTTGTTTTGATGTAATCGGCATGATAAAATTATTTATGAATTTTCTAAAATTTTATTTATATCATCCATTGTTTTATCTATTATTGAATTTGAATTCAAGGTAACTTGAATATATTTCAAGCCATCTGGATTAAAATTTTCAATTTTTTCTTTTCTATCTTTTATTTTTGGATTTGTATAATTTGGATCATAGTTGGTAAATCCGGGCATATGCAATGGACAATTAAGCACCGGATAATCCAATTTTGAATATTCATTTGGCTCTTTTAACAACCAAGTATTTTGTTTGTCTCCGCACCCACAACCAGAGCAATAATAATATTTTGATTTTTTACTTTGATGTAAATTTGGACACGCTGGTATATCTGTTGTCCCAAAACATGACAATGTTCTTAATTGTTTTGTTGGGAGATCTATATGTTTATTTGTCAGACCGCGCGAAGCAATGGCCATTGCAAAAGATATTATTTTATTAATCATAATTATTCATACAAAACAATCATTCCTGCTGGAATGACATGCTCATTTATAAACGACTCATACGAAGAATTTAGAGAAGAAACAATTCTTATAATACCCGGATTGGAATATATTACTTCTGTTGTATCATAATTTTGATCAAAAAGTGAAGTAAGAACATATTTTATTGCTTCAGGTGTTCCTTTTTTATCAAAATAATGTGAATCTGCAAGTATTGAAAATTTTCTTATATTTGGCAAAACTGTTGAAAGTGGGGATGAACCAAAATCTGCTCCGGGAAAATAAAACTCAGCAAGTGCTTCCAAAAATATTGCATTCATTTGATTTGGATCTCTGATCGTAGACCACTCAGGATTTGATCCATATCCATGTTCTACACTCATCAACCATCTCAAATAATTTTTTACCAAATTTACAATAACTACATCTGAACTGTCGTTATTTTCTTTTAATATCCAATCCGGAAATAATGCCTGTACTGTTAATTGGTCACCCTTCCATCTTTGACCTTCGATGTCATAAAAATCAGACCCATATTCAGAAATTGCTCTTTCTACAAGTTTTTTTACTTTGTAGTCTATAGAAACTGGAATGTGATTAAAAAGTAATATCATTGTGAATAAACCACCGATATTCCTGCAACAGATAGATTTGAAAGATATGATAGTAGTGTGGATTGTCCATCACTGTTTAAACCAGAAACATATACATTTACCGTGGAAGGAGTGGAAGAATTTTTTACAGTTACATTAGCTAAATTTTCTGTACCAGAAATTCCAGATGATACAATGGCATTTTTGTAGTCCTGCAAAGTAACACACCTTTGTTGACCATTAGCATTAAAATTATATTTTGCCTTTGCCATATTTAATGTCAGTGCGTCATACCCTCCGCTAGGAACAGTCGAATATGTTTGAGTAACTACTGAAGGTAATGTTATTGTTGCTTCATTTCCTATAGAACCGTTAGAATATATTCCCTTTACAGAAACTCTGTATGACGTAGTTATCTCGGATGCGTTTGGTAATGCATTTGTTACACGGTACCCATTTGCAGAATGTATAACACAAAATATATTTTGATTTCCAGATGATGTATTGTTTCCTTTTGAAACTCTTGTCCATTTTACAGGAGCTTGTGTAGCATTATTTGTAACATAAAATGAAACCGTGTCTGGATCAATAGTAGAAGGAATTTCTATAGATTGTGTGGCATAATCATAATTTGTAAATGTGGCTACTTGTGATCCTGAATATAAATTTACTAAATTTCCATTACCATACGGTATATCATCTATATTGTAAAAAAACAAAGCAGAACCATCAATCCCTGTAGCATTAAACGCTGTATACGCATCTATACCGCCTGTTCCACCTGTTCCGCCAACACTAATATTCATTGTCATTGAACACGATGCCGATTTTATATAAGGAATAAGAATTGATGATAATGATGCACATCCTAATAGTGGTTGAACCATGTTCGAAGATGATGGCCAAGAATTGGTATATGCCATCTGTGCATATATTCCATTGTATGTAGTGGCAGTTGCCAAAATATTTAACAACATGCTTGCTGCACTACCAGAAGATGCAAAATCGATATCGGCTAAATCTGGTTGTGCGTTTAAAAATGATGCCAAATTAGTTCGTATATCATCAAAATCAAGTGATGCTACATTTAAATTTTTAATATCATATGTCATTTTATTGGAACCTCTATATTACATTCTATTGTTTTTTGATTATTTACAGAATTTCCTAAAGAAAATTTAATATTAAACGAAATGTATGAACTATTTGATTCCGTCATTTTAACTACAACATTATAAGCAGATTTTACACCATATTGTATACTGTTTGTAATAAAAAGTTCTATTAAATTTTTATCATATTGGTTATCATATATGTATTGATAAACATTTGAACCAAAATAAGGATCGGCCATCAGTTCGCCCTGATTTGATTTACATACCTGTTCAATCTGCTGAACTACCATGTTATAACCACTCACAACACTAATATCTTTTTTTGTATTAGAGGTCGTAACTTTTCTTAAAAGTATGTCAAAATCTTTTGAATTCTTTGGCATCTAGAATATTTATGAAGATTTATTAGCTTGTAGGAAGTTGTGCTATTCTAAGTCTTGTCTCGTGGGTTCCACCACTATTTACAACATGTTTTACAGAAATTATCCAATACTTTCCATTTATTATGGAATTTCCGGCCATATAAGGATATCCACTAGATGCGTTTACATTTAATTCTATAACTTGACCAACTTTTAATAAAAAGTCTCCAGCAACTGTTATTTCACATTGCCTTCCATACTTCATTTCATCTAAAAATTCTTTTCTTAAAACAGGGGCATATTTACTGGTACCCCAAAAAGTTGCTACGTTTAATCTGTGTTTTAAATATGCATCATATTTTGGTCCAACATACGGGCATATGCAACTAAAAGATGATTCTGGAGATTCCCACATACAGCCCAACCAATCATCACCTAATTTTGGATTTGATTGAACCAATTCACATTCTTTTGAAGGTTTATCTAGATACAAATCTGTTGGAGCTGCTAAAGTATTAATATCAAATGTTGATCCAGTAGCTCCACCCCAAAAAAATGTAGAACCACTTGCACCTACAAAAGCATATAAAGTAACTCCAACAGAACTTCCATTTGGGACATGATATGAAGTCAGTCCCAATAATTCTGATAAATTTTTAATATAAGGAAAACGAGAAAAGCACTCATTTAATGTCATGGGTGCAGTTGTCATTCCTCTAGTTATGCTTGAATTTGCACATACATATTCTGCTTTTGAATTTGCTGGCAAAAAAGCATTATTAGAATTATTTGTTCCGAATACCTTTTTTTGACCTGTATTCATTTTTTACCTCAGCATTGCCCATCTAAAATATTTGCTGCAGTAAATACATACAAATATTGTCCAATATAATTTGAATGAACCAATTGTTTTGAATCCAGTAATAAATCGCTGACTGGAATTGCGTGCATTCTAACAATGTGATCAATATCTCCGCAAACACCTGTTACTGTTTCAGTTGCCCCTATCGGTCTCCATTTAAATCCACTAGGCACATTTGTTGGAACCCATCCAGATGGCAAGTACTTTGTACTTACTGTCCTTTCATTTAAATTTATTGCCCAATTTTCATCAGATGCCGTTGCAGATTTTATTAGAGGATCCTCTTCCCAAGCCTCAACATTATGAAAATAATAACCCGTGCTTCCAGCAATAGGTGAAGATCCTGAAATACCTACTGGGCCAGTTATACCATAAGTTGAATTAAAATTTAATTTGACCCAACTATACCTATAAGGTTTATTTGAAGAAGTTTTTATAGAATTAACATATTCGGTGGTACCCGTCACACCCAACCCATATGTTTCATCTACTTTATATCTTTTTAATTTAGCAAAAAAAGTTTTTTCTTCTTTTGCCATACAACATAAAACATAAGTAATAAAATTTTGTTTTTCTATAAATCTAAATTTATCAAGTCTATTTTTTAATTCCAAACTGTCAGCGGCATATGCGAGATATTTAATATCTAAAATTTTTTGAAGATAAGTATCGTTTCCAGAAACACTTACATCATTTAGAGATTTTATGTCGGGATAGTGTGGATGCACTTCGGTTAAATCAAAAATATTTTTCCACATATTGATATCATCGACATATTGAAAATATCCACTTAAACCTACCATTTTTTGTTTATAATACGTTTCAGTGGTTCCAAAATTATTTCCAATTGTTGTTAAATTGCTTTTTCCATTTACATTACTCAAATAAGTATAATAACCCCAATGACTGTCATATATTAATTGGTCAGCTCCACCAGTAAAACCTGTTGTGTTTCCAGTTGATAAAAACTCAATATTATATCTTTGTCCTTCATCTTGATAATCATATAACATCGATTCTACTGCATATGATAGTCCAGCAGTTGTTGGAGTGGAATCTAAAATTTTTGGAGTTTTTCTTATGTAATAATAATTTTTAGAAATGTATTGTTCTGCTGGATCTGATGCAAAGAAATATATTTTTCTATAAACTTTGCTATCTTGTGATTTTAAAGTTACATAAGGAACATCAGAATCATATATTGCAAATCTTAAAGTATTGTTTGTAAGAAATTCATCGTTTGCGGAGGCATCATCTTCTATATTTTTTTCAAAATATTTAAAATTAACTTGGTTATCCCAATTTGTCCAAAACATATATCTTGGATATCCTGCTGAAGATCCACATGCAAATGTTGATAAGTAATTTAAATATTGAATAGTGTTATCTGCTGGAGCTATCGTTCTATCTCCCATTTGACTTAATGGTTTATAAACCATGTAATTTGTAGTTGGAGATATGTTTGAATTTTGTGCTATTCTTACTTCTTCTTCATTTAGTGGTAGTGTCAATATTTTTTTTGCTACGTAATCTACAAAATCGGATATACGATAAACTTTGGGAGTAAAATATGGAAAATTGTCAAGTAAAGCCGATTTTTGCATATATTTGTAAAGACTATTTGAAATGTTTATAGAAACAAAATTTTCTTCTGTATCAGAAGCAGCATTAGTAACGTAGGTAGTAGAAGTTATATCATGAAAAGAAAAGGTGCCATTTAAGTATTCAATTTTAATTTTTGTAAAACCATTTTTAGAAATAAAACTAACAACGTCAATTGTATCTCTTACTAGTATTGCACCTTTTGGAAAAATTTCATTTATACTTTCTACAAATTCTGCTCGTTCAAATTGACATTCAGAATTTTTTAAAAGAATGTTAAAAGTACCACTACCATCGTCTCTTTCAAGATAAATGTTTTTTATTGTTGAATATGCTGGATTGAATTTTGATTGATTGTTAGCCATAATATTAATATTCGATAGTTTCTAACTTACCAAATAACAAAGATATAGATGAAGGTATAAATGCTTTTATATTTTTATTTTGAGCCAAAACTACTTCATAATTACTTATCGATAATGTAGCACCTTCATTTCCATAAGAAGGAACTGCAGGAGGTAAAAAGAATGATTGTGGTGGGTAGTTTGATTCTCCGGGATCCAATATTCCAGATTTTTTTTGAGATATTATAACACTATCATCTTTTGCCTGAGTTTTATTTTTTGTTTCATATTCTGCATCATCTGTAATATATGTGTCAGATGTGGCATCGACTGTTAAAACAGGATCATTGGCAGAATCTACATTAATAAATTTTGATCCACCAATTTGTTTTTTAATTGTCATCTTTGCTGTAAAATATTCTGTTTTATCAACCAAAGCAAATGATCCATTTAAATCAAAATTTCCAACATAGCTATATTCCCAAGGATTACCACTCGTTCCAGTATATGGCAAAATTAACGAACCGGGAGAATTTACATAATTTGATACTCCAATAATATTTGGATCTTGTAGTCCCAAAGTAATTTCATCTTTTACTTTATCTTCATACAATACGGGATTTTCTGCTAATATTTTAAATGGATCTACATTTTGGTTTGCAAGCATAAACAACCAAATGGAATTATTATCATTATAAATTGTTTGAGACAATTCTGTCAATGTTGTCTTATTATCTACTGTAATATTAGTTGTGTCGAATTGAGCAGTATCATAATCATAAAAACTAAAAAATGAAGTTATAGTATAATTTCCAGCAGATGATTCAAAAGTTATTTTTGGTAATGACGAAGAATAGTTCATTAAACCGCTCCATTTGATAGATAATTACTTGATATTTCCGACTTCGATAAAACTGCATTAAAGTTTGGATCATATGTTCCTGTTTCAAATTCTTGAAAAACTAAACCTAATAATGTTACGTTAGAATGCCCCGAAGGCAAAAATCTAACAACAGGATCTGCTGAGTCATTTCTTTTAACTGTTACTGTTTTTAATACACAAACTAGAGGTTCACCTAAAAATTCTGCAGAAATTGAATTTGTTGTATTTCCAGTTGGCTGATTTCCAGAAAGTATGTCAATTGCCCATAAATTTTGAGGATACGATCTTTCTGGCAATTCTGATGCCAATGCTGGATATGAACTTTTTCTGAATGATCCGCAAATAGCGTCTACTTGATATGCTTCTTGTTCTGTTTTGGGTGTAAAAATATATTGAAATTCAAACTGTTTTCTACCTTCACTCACCATAGTCAATTCTGTGACATTGCTAAATCTTCTATAAGTTGATGTTGCAAATGTTTTTTCATAAAATACTGTGGCAGGTTGTGCGAGTCTTGCTAATAAATTTGTAAGACCACCACTATTTTGTATACCAGCCGCAGTTAATATTGGTGCGACTGGATTGTCATTATTTACACCATATTCGTGGGCTATTGTATAGCCAGGATCTCTAGGTAGTGGGAGTTTTATTCTTAACCCAGCCCTAGCTTTTACACTTTGTCTAGTTCTAAGCCCACTAATAAGACTATAGCTAGCACAATGGAACATCATCCATAAAGGCTGTTCAGCTGCATATGTTCCAAGTGGGTATTGATAAAAAGATTGTGGCATACTATTATTTATCTTTTTCATAAATATTTTTATGGCATATAAAACTTGGTATAAACCAAAGAATTTAAAAAAATATATTGGAAATACCAATAATATAGTTTGTAGATCCCTATGGGAACGAAATGTATGTAAATTTTTAGATGAAAATGAGAGTATAATAAAATGGTCTTCGGAGGAAATAGCAATACCATATACCCATCCAATAGATAAAAAGATACACAACTACTATCCTGATTTTATGATTCAGTTTAAAAATGAAACAGGAACCCATACTTGGATACTTGAAATTAAACCAAAAAAGCAAACACTATTAAGAGAAAATGCTACTAAAACAGAAAAACTTATTTGGTCTGTAAATACTGCAAAATGGGATGCTGAAAAATACTGTGAAAAAAACAATATTACATTTAAACTTTTAACAGAAAAAGAGTTATTTGCAAATGGCTGATACAAATTCAATATTTACAATTAAAAATTATTTTTCAAGACACAATGGTCTGCAGAGAGTAAATAGATTTGACGTGTCTTTTGCTGGCCTTCCATCTGCAGCACAAGGAGAAATTGATTCAGAAAATTTTTATCCTGTTAATTATGCATCAATTGGTTCTAGACTAATAGACGGTATTGCAGATAATATGTCTGGTTATGGTTATGGAAGAATCCAACCAAGATCACAAAAATTTTCTGGTGGCGTTCTTTTAGGTTTTGGAATAAGTAACGATAATCATATTTTAAAATTATTTCAAGCATGGTTTAATCATCTTTATTCTGGTGGAAGAGTTACAGGAGCAGTGAACAATAGATATACTGCCCAGTTTTATCATACTTCAGTATATCCAGCAACTATGACATTGCGTGCATTGGATCCTAATGGAGTACCAAATAGCACATTTACTTTTTATGAAGTTATGCCAATAGAAACTCAGCCAATTGAATTTACCATGTTAAAAAGCAATGATTACCTTTCATATCAAGTTATAATAAATTTTAAAGAATACATACAATCTTAATATTATGGACATTATTAAACAAATAAATGAATTTTTACCAACTTATTCTGTAAATTTGCCATTCAGCAAAAAAGAAATATCATTTACTCCATTTAAAGTAAAAGATTTAAAAAACATTACAGTTGTACTGCAAGAAAATAATAAAAAACTTGCCTTTTTAGCGATGGTTGAAATATTAAAAAACAATTCTAAGATTACGGAGAAAGAATTGTTATCATTATCTCTAGCTGATGCCGAATATCTTTTTTTACAAATAAGAAGTAAAAGCGTAGAAGAGAATTTAAATTTAATTTACAACAATGAAAAAATTAAAATAAACATATTAGATGTAAAACACAAAAACTCAGTGCAATCAAAAACATTTGATGTGTCTGAAAATATAAAAATTACTTTAGAAACTCCCACAGTAAAAAGCTTATTGGGATTAGAATCCTTTGATAAAGAAAATTTAATAAAAGCTTCTATTAGTAAAATAGTAATAAAAAATGAAATATACGATACAAATAAATTTGTTCCAGAAGAAATTAAAGAAATACTAAACAACCTTCCAATAAAATTTGTATCAAATTTTGATACTTTTAGTAAAACTGATCCAGAATTATACGTAGAATTAAAAACTGAAACCGGAACCAAGGAGGTTTCCGGTATTTTAAATTTTTTTATCTCTCGGTAAAGTTTTTTGATTTAGTCGATTACTATAAAACTAACTTTGCCTTTATAAACACATATAATTGGTCGTTGCATGATTTGGAAAACATGTTTTTTTGGGAAAGAGAAATATATACAAACATGTTAAATGAACACATAGAAGAAAAGAAACAACAAAAGGCCATGAGAATGGCAAGCAAAGGAATGATGTAATATGGCTGATGAAAATAATACATTTTCTGTAGATGTTTCGGCAGAAACTAATGCGCTTGGTTCTAACTTAGATTATGAAGATATGGGGCCGTCAAAAACAATTTTTTTACCAGATCTTGATCTTCCTGAATCAACTGTTTTTGATTTTATGAAAATTCCAGATTTGCCAAAATCAGTTCCACATGAATTTACAGAACAAAATTTTGCATCATTAAAAGTTGAAGAACAACAAATAATTGGAGAAAATTATACAAGTGCTTTAAAAACAGAAATTAAAGATGATTTAGAAGATGCTACAGAAAAAATTAATCAAATGGAATCTCAGTTTGTTACCATGAACAATGGGATTAGAAATGCATTTGATGTAATGCAGGGAAATATAAAAAGACAATCTCAAAGAGATAATTTTGAAGAAAGAATAACTGTATTACCTACCGATTTGATCTATGATAATAGAACACAGAGAGCTATGCAAGCTCCAGATTGGAGATAAACAAAAAGGCCCCTTACGGGGCCTTTTTGTTAGTCATTTTCCATTTCGGAGAAGTACTTTAAAGGATCTTTTTCCTCAATTTCCTCCGATGCTACTGGATCCTCAGTAACATCGTCCTCAATCGTCTTTTCAGTAAACTGGGCACGGATATCGTCGCCAGTTGCCTTCTTTAGACGTGCCTGAAGTTCTTCGTAACTCTTGAACTGGCTCTTATCAGTAAACTCCTTAAGAGAATACTGCTTCTTCCAAAGTTCCTCAAGTTTCTTGTCGTCGCCAGCAAATAGTGGTGCTGGGGCTGCAAACTCCGAACGGTCATAGTTTACATAACCGCCAACATTACGAATCTTGATCTTGAAGTCTGCACCTGTCCAAAAGTTGAACGGATCGACTGCAACTTCATCCTGATACTCTGGATGGGCCAAACCTTGGATCTTTTGGAAGATCTTGGTACCATACTGATAAAGGAAGTTTTTTCCCTTATTCTCTGGATTAGCGGGATCCTCAAGGACAAGAATGTTTGAGATGTACGTCAACTTGCGCTTACGGCTACGAGCAATGTTCTTGTCATCTTCAATACCGCTGTTCCAAAGTTCGGTATTGGCTTGGCAGATTGGGCACTTCTCGCCCAGAGTGGTTGGGCAGTTCTCAAATAGCCAGCCGCCCTTGCCTTTAAATGCGTGGCTGTAAACTGCGACAAACGGGGCGTCCTCGCCCTCAATCTCCGGTAGGAATCGAATTACGGCGTATCCGTTGCCAGCCTTGTCAATTCCCGGCTTCCATAGACGGTCATCCTTGTAACTCTCCTTAGAGTTCATCTTGTCAAGACGCTCGGTTAGGGATGCGACTGAATTCTTACTCTTCTTCTTAAAGTCTGAAAAACCCATAGTATTATCTTTCCCCGAGGAACTACCTCGGCCTAATAGTTGTCTATAGTATATATCGCGGTTTTAGTTAGTCAATTGGAAGCTTACGAGATTTGGATTTTTTAATCAAATGCCGTTCTTGTGCTTCGTATTGAATTTTTTCAATCAAGGGTTTTGTAAGAAGTTTTCCAGCAGCAGATGGATCTAGACCCATTTCTTCTGAAAGTTCCAAAACACAATCCATAAAAGGTAATTTAGTAGATTTTACCCTATCTAAAACTTTATTTGAAAATTTTTCTTTGGCAGTATCATCAATGTACATATAACAGTATACCTCATAAATAATAAAGTTCAATAATTACTTAGACCTAAATATTCTAGAACTATTTAGAGGACCAACATGGCCGTAGACAATAACGACAATATTATAATTGAAACATCTGGGTTATCTGCTTACGTCGCCACAGATGTAGTAACATTTGATGGTGTAACAGCCCACTTTCAAATAATGAAATTGGCACACGGAATATGTGGTGCTGCAAATATTGTATCTTCATCAAGCCCACTTCCAGTAACAGTTGCAGCCGGATTGACAGCAACAATATCGGGATTTACGGGAACATTAAATGTTCAAGGGGTTGTTAGTGGTTATCCAGTTACTGTATCCGGTACTGTAACCACTACAGGATTGTCTGCATCTCCGTTGTACGTTACTACAGCATCGGGGTCTAGAGTAGAAATTACCGGAGGTATTCCTCTATCAAAAACAACCAATTCTGTTTCTGTGTGGGGCCCCTCAGGTCTAACATATGTTTATGTAAATTTAGTAGATGCAGCCGGAAATTCTTTAAGCTATACAAATAGAGCTTTAGATGTCAATATCACTGGCGCAACAATCAATGCCACTATTCCGTCTACTGTAACTGTGGTAGGTCTATCTGGTGCAACTGCAGTAAATGTAAATGTAGGAAATACTGTTGGTATAAATGATACAAACATTTTAACCGGAATGACTGCTATTTACAGCCAAGTAGTTGGCTTAAGAGCAGATCTTGCTGGTTTGGGAACTACAATTCCCTCTGGATTTACTGCTTACAGATTAAGTGTAACTACAGCTGTAACTCAAATGTATTCTGCCGGAATAACTTGCATAAACGGTATTCAAATTAAAGCCAACTCATCTAATACAGACATAGTTTATATCAACAACAGTGCTGGTATGACATCTGGATATGAATTGGATCCAAATGAATCTATATTCTTAAAACTTCAAAACGCAAATAAAATTTATCTGGCAGCAAAAACTGGTTCTCAAATAGTAAGTTTCTTTGCAAGCTAAAAAATGGGCACATCTTCATTAATAACTGTAAAATCCACTTCAAGTTATACATCTGAATTTGTAGGTTCTACAGCAGATCCTTGTATGACTAAAGGAATTATTTACAGTTCTCCAGATATTTTTGTAACTGGAAATTCATTTTATTTTGATTATTCTGGATGCAAAAATTCATCTGATCTTAAATTCTTAAAAAAGTTTTTTGATAACCTATCTACAGGAAATACTTTTAACTTTTCTTCTGGAAATTATTTTGTTCCAGAAACAGGAATTCAAACTACGTGGTCCGGGCAATTTACATTACGCGGAAAAACTGGATCATACAATGAATATTTGAGCCTAAGTGGTTTAACAGGGGTTTCTGGGTTAACACAATCTCACTACCACTCCGAACAGTTTTCATCTCCAATACAATTTACAGCAACATCTGGAGCAACTGGTCAATTTTTGCAAAACCATTTACCTAAAGACGATCCATTTAATTTTACTTATCTTGGTGTATATGGTTCGGATTATGGATTTCAAGAATATTTACAGGTTGATATAAGCTCTTTAAATTCTGGAAGACTTTTAATTAAAAATTCAATAACTTTAAATGATGGTTCTGAAATAATATACCTAGACCCTTCAATTTCAATATCTTCCGAATCTTTTTATTTTAATAAAGCTGGTATATCTATACTACAAAGAGGCGATCCTTCTTTGAGTGTGAGAAATACAAACCAAAATTCAAACGGTGTTATATTAATAACTGGAACTACAAAAAACATGATTTTGGATAAACAAAACAGATTCCAACTTGCATGTAGACAAAACTACGACCCAGTTAATGATTACGGCTGGTATTCAAATTTTAATCTTAAAAACATTAAAACAACATCCGAAGCATTTATCATAAATGGTGTATCTGTAAATTACACTTCATACTACGCATTTAAATACGTACAATCAACTCAATTTGGTTTTAATGTGGATGGAAGTGCCTCAATCACAACAATAACACCGAGTTCTTACGAAGATTTTATTTATATTGATGATGGTTTGGCAAACACAATAAATATACAATTTACAAATAACCCCGGACCTTTGCGATTGGATTTATCGCATGCTTCTAATATAGGAACAATATTAGAATTTTATACAGATTTTCAATTGACAACACCACTTAGTACAAACTATTATTATATCGGTGAACCGGGTTATGAGGGTGCCTCATTCATTTATATGGCAGACAAGCCAAATGCGGCACGAACAATTTATATTAAATGTTCTAGAACCTCTACAAAATATTTAACTATAAACTTTATTTAAGTTTCAACCCACTGATAACTTGAACCGTCATAATAATATATGTAAGTTATGGCAGTATCTTTATTTTGCCATAATTGACCAACTACAGGGTTTAAAGGTGGAGAAGGTGAATTAAATGGAACTGTCTCTCCAGTAAATGTCCACCCATATGGGTCTTCTGATGGTGAATATAATGATGCGTTTTGGTATAGATATATTCTTCCCTGATATGTTACTCTATCCCCGGGAGAGTATACATTTGGAGAACCATCTGTATTATATCTTTTATATTCACCTTTAAACATCAAGAATATTTATGTTGCTGGAGCATCCTTTGGATTTAACCAGTTTTCATAATACTCTTTCATATTTTTGTCAGGATTCAATACCAACATTATTGCATAATTTGGAATTGTTGTTCCGTCTGGTGCATCTGTATATGGTAGCCAAGTTCCTAAAAACAATTTTCCCGGAGAGTTTGAAAAAATAATTGCAGTTTCTTTTACAAACACACCATCGTCAACTTTTTTGGCTTGTGCTACTAATTCTTCACCAGTTATTAATTTAATTACTTTAATATCCATTTTATTTTTTTCTGCCACAGCCGCATCCTTTTTTTGGCAAGTTTATTGGATTTGGATTTGTCACCCGATTTTTATATTTTTTATTAATTTCAATCGCAGTATCTATTATATTAAATTCTTCGTAAACGGGATCTACAATCTTAACATAAAAATATGGAATAGTCAACCATTTATTAAATAAAAGTCTTCTTTTTTCACAACCACAATTACCTTTTGTAATTTTTATTATAAACCATTTTATTCCAGTAATTTTTGTTATAAAATCAACGATATCTCCAAAACCTATTTTAGACTTTTTAACAATTAATTGTTTATGTATTTTAAATGATATATCTTTTTTGAATAAATTATTTTTATCTTTATTCATCATTCTTTCTATTTGTTTGTCGGTAACAGTTTGTGTTGAATCGTTTTGTCCATATCCAACACTTGTATTAAATGTAAATTCTGTATTAAACATATCACTCCTTCATATATTATAATCCGTTTTAAGGACACGATCCAGAACATGCATCCGGGCATGTTACGGTTGATGTATATACTGTTAATTTTTTAAGAACATTATTTTGATCTACAAGAAATTGTTGAACATATATTGATGCGTTAGTATTAACGTCACAATAATCTTCTAATGTTCCAGCAAACTGACCAGCATCTCCCGTAATTCCTCCCGGAAAAATAAATATTCCATCTCTATTTATTTTATGCCATTTTGTGGTTAATAACATTTCACTGTCTTTGGCATAGTTTCTTTGATCAGTTGCATCAAAAACTATTAAATTTTTAATTTCACATGTTAATGGTTTTGTTGGATTACCTTCATAAAAATCAGATCCGATATAATATGAATTGCCGCACAGATCTGATGCCCATCCCGTAGCTCCCGGAGGAGTTTCCGTTGGTCCTGCTGGTGTTTCGTAACAATATTTAAATGTCGATCCCGATTCATAACCAAAATTATTTGTTCCAATTAAATTATATGGTGTTTTTAATTGTGCATCTTTATTATACAAAAATATTCCTTGTTTTAATACACCGGCCGACAAAGGACTATATTGATCTATTGTAGCAGTTGAAGGAAGTATACTCATTAGCCAACCACCCGGACCAAGAATTTTTGGCCCGGCAGAAGATGGATCATAAGGACATAAACTTTCAGAATTGGCTGGATTGCATCCCCCTATATCTCCATTTGCAGCGATACTGCCGTAAATTGCTGTATAATATGAACTTTCTAGTTTTCTTAATGAATCTCCACCAACATATACCAATGGATATTTTACATTTTTGTCATATGTCACTGATGCGGTAGATGCCATTTTTAATGTATTTGAAGCAAATCCCGTTCTATATGGATCTGGATTTTCTTTTATTTCCCAAACATTTGTGGTTTCATTTAATGCAAATGCCGTGTTTCTGGTAGCATATGTCGCATAAGACAAATATGTTGATATAACAGAACAACAATTATTTTTTAATCCAAATATTTTATAAGATTGTAAAAAATAATCTTTTGTAGATCTAAACCCAACTCTACCTATTGCTGATGTACATCTTTTAGCCAACCAAGGATAATTTGGTACTTTTCTTATTACTAATGTTCCTGAATCCGTGTCATCACAGTCAATTTGGCATTCTTGTCCACCATCGGCATCTGGCATATAATCTTTTGGTATTGTGTTGATAGGTTGACTGTCTATCTGCCAACACAAATCATAATCAATCTGACAAGAACTCAACATTCCTGCGCCAGCATTGTTGCCCTGTAAAGCACCACCGTCTCCACAAAATGGATTTGGAACTGTATCTCCCAAACATTTTGAATTTGGAGATTGATATAAACCATTTCCGTATTGATATCTTCTTGCTCCTTTTTGCATCCACCAGTATTCTGGATGACCAGAATAAGACCAATTATCTTTTATTAATCCGCTTGAATCATTTGAATCTGGCTCACCTAGTACACTACACGGATCCAATGTTTCACACGTAGTTACACCCCCCGGTGCCCGTAATGTGTCCAATCCTTGACCACATGATTTTCCGTAAAACCATTTTGAAAAATCCCATCCACCGGGCAATCCTCTAAAGAATGCAAAACTCTTAAAATAATTTGGTAATGGTTTTCCATTTTGTGGAGAAAATTGATTTTTTCTTGTTTCTTCTAATTCAAATAAAGAGTAATCCCATTTTGGAAATTTTAAATTACCATATCCAATTGCTGCAACGTGACCAAAACCTGTTGCAATACCTTTATATCCAAAAGATGATTTATCTTCATCTTCGGTAGGAATAAAACCATAATCGTAATAATTTACATTATCAATATCATAAACATGTTTTCTCGTCCACTGTATTGTTTCATAAGTTGGAAATGATGATATAAATGAATCTACATTATTATTGTTATCTTGAACTTTATAATTTACAATCCAACAATTTGCTCCTGCAGAAATACTTATAACTTCTCCGGGTATTGTGGTACTATAAACTCCTGTTTCTTTTAAGCGCAAAAAATTAGGATCGTCTTCTACATTTGATGGAGTCATATTTGGTAGCATTTCTACTCTGCCCCAAACATATAAAGTATTATCAGCAACCAACATTGTGTAATCTGGACCACCATCCAAAAAACGAATATTTGCTGTTTGTGGTGTTACATTAGCACTGGTACATATATCTTCTGGATCATTGTTTCTAAATGTTAGTTCCCATTTTGCTGCAAGGTTTTTTATTTCATCGGGAATAAATGTATCTACAATTGGACATAAAGTATTTGTGACAATATCCGTGTCACGATTTCCATCTTTATTAATTCTATAATAACTACCCCACATTTTAACTTGATTATCAGACTGAACTGCAATACTATGCATTTGACCGCAGCCAACTTTACTCCATACTGGTCTATCTAATGTTGCGTATTGTAGATTATTAAAAAGACTACATCTTACATCAGAATTTGGATCATTTGGATTATTAAAATTACAATTTAAACTATAAGTTCCATTTATATATCTCTGCCATTCAGTGTCTGTAAAATAACCCGGTTTTGCCATTGGCGCATACGCAGTTCTATTTGCTGGATAATTATTTGGCAAAGGAGGAGCTTGATCATTTGTGTTATCTCCTTTAAAAAACAAAAGAAAATTATCGTATTCTGTCTCATCTGGATTTATACTGCCAGTAGATATTGCTGCTACGTGATAGGAACCAGAAGCAGCATCAACCCATTTTTCTTGTTTGTTATAAAATTTTGATTCTATATTATCTGGATCGGCCTCGCCTTTAAATACTCCGTTACATTTAAATTCTCCCCATGCAATTATTCTACTATATTCTGATGGGTTTGACGGTGACGGTGCAGCACTATTATCACCCCCGTTATATAAATCACAACCAGTTGTTACATAAGGATCTATAAAATTATAACCATTTGAAAAATTTACAAGAGCAATTGCTAATTTTGTACTTTTAATAGATACTTTTTTTACTCTCCCATATGGGGTGTAATCTCTTTCAGCTTGTCTTATTGCTTCTTCTTCTGGTGGGATGCTTATAGATCCCGGTGGAATTAAATTATTACCGTCAGAATAACCACTACCTAAAATTTGACCGCTATCCAATAACCAGTAATTTGTATGCATACCAGAAAAAACATCAACATATTTTCCTTTTGTCCATTCAGTTTCTGGAAAAAATACTGGATTTGCAGATGGGTTACTATATCCGTCACATGGTGACGGACCTATTTGTTCATCATCCTGATCAATTACTGGCCTACATCCCCAACCAACCAAGTCTCCACTTTGTAAATATGGTGGTAAAAATGATCTTCTTGGAAATCTAAAATAAGATTGTGGGCCGGGAATTTGTATTCCAGCACAATCAACACCAACCTCGGTATTTCCTGTTTCAGGATCAATTAAATATTGTTTTACTTGGTTTACTGTAACTTTTCCTGTTATTGGTTGTACACCAAAAAAGTTTACTAAATCCATGTATCCGGTAACACCGCCAACTACACCATCAACATATGGATTTAATTTTAATTCTTGCTCTTGTGTTGTTTGATTTGTTACATATTTTGCAGAAGCAATTACTTCATTAATTTCATCAACAATATCTGGAGCATGATCTTTGATCGCCAAAACATTGTATCTTATCATTTCTTTTAAAGCTGCAATAACATAATCATAATCATTTTTTATTGTTTCAAACAGATGTATTGGTTCATACTGAAGTGTTCCGGTTTTCATTGAACCGTCGCAAGGATCTATAAAAATATATTTACCTTGAACTACTGTGTAAAAATAATTGTAATATGCTTTTAAAAATAGTTTTGCATCAAATGTTTTAGCATTAATTAAAATATTTTTTTGTTTTGATAAAAGTTCAAAATAATATAAATCATGGTGAAATAATGGAACCTTTGCACCACCATACATAAATCTTCTTGGAGTTTTTCTATATAGTTGCCATTTTAAATTGCTGTCATTATCTGCTGTAAAATTACCACAACCACTTGTAGTATTAAAAGAACCGCCATAAGGTTTTTCAAATTTACCTCTCAAGACATCAGCATGATTTTGTACAGCTTCAATTTTTGGTGCTCTCAAATCATCTGATTTATATGCATATGATTCAAAATGATGTTCTAGTCCAACAAAACCAACTAAAACATTTTGCAATTTTGTTAACTGTGATACATCTCTATAATTTATATTGTAATCAAACCAATAACCAATTTCATTAAAATCAGTAACATAATATGATGTTCCAAAATTTTGTTTATTTTTTAATGGTCCACCATACGTCCATATATCAAATCCGATTTTATAATCTGATTTAGATATTCTTTTTAAATAAGGTGATATTCCATATTCATAACAAGATTCTTTATAGTTTTTATTTACAAGAGAATTGGTTGAATTTGATCCGGGAGTACACATTACTCCTGCTGCACCACCATTGAACCATGCACGCCATGATAAAGGTGTTTGTGGCCATAATGGAGAACCATTTCTATTGAATGCACCTTGTCTTGTATTTGCACAGTAACAACATCCGGCTTCATTATAAAGCATTCCCGGACTAAAAACATCCATATATGGAATATATCCAAATTGTCCTTCAGTTTGATTTATATTTGGAATTTTGTACAATGTTCCATATATTCCATCTCTTATGTGGGGAACTTGTCTACAATAACATGGCCACAATGGCCAGCTACCTCTGGGGTTTTCAGCACCACCACCACAGGCTGGATCAAAAATTGCTCCGTCCTGTGAGCCCAATGGAGAAAAATTTGCATAATCTGGATGGCATGATGCAACATTTCCAGTTATATCGTTTTCAAATTCTTCTCTTACTATTAATCCTTTGCATTGGCTTATGTTTGGGTTGTTTCCAAAAGCAAATTCCGGCGGATACCAAATTAAATGGCACCCAGTATGTCTGTACATGATGCTGAAAGGATCGGTTCCGGGGACTCCTCTTGGATGATATAATACTTGTCTACAACCATCTTCACATTCTGGTAGATCGCTGTTAACACCACTGCTTGTATCTGATGTTTGCTGTTCTTGTTGGCCTATATCTCCACCACTGGCTCTATAAATTGGTGTAGATCCACCACCAGAGTTTTCATCACATAAATTTTCACAATACTCACCACACTCAGCACAATAATTTAAAGATTCAATCTGACATTCTGGATTATAATTATCCAAACAAATTTGGCTAAGTCCTTTTTCTTTTAAACATTTTTCACAACGATATCCTACAATATCTTTTGCTTGTTTGCTTTTGCTATCAACAGTATTTTCTATAATATTTTTCTTTTTAAAAATATTATTAATAGAAGAAAAGGTATTTTTTATAATTGTTTTTTTCATATTAGTATAAAAATATTAACCGGGATATGGTCCACATTCCGGGTGTGTACTATACCATAATGCTTCACAGTTTAATGTTGGATCACTACAATCACAATATGGGGTATTGGTTCCGGGAATTGGTTTACACCAATATGTTCTCATCCAATCACAGTTTACGCATCTGCAATTAGCATAACCACTGCAGGATGGATAAATTGTGGCTGGAGCTCCAGCGCCTGCACCCGGTCTATTCATTGTGAGAACTACAACATCATTTGGATCTACAGGTGCTGCATCATCTAATGTTTCACCAGCTAAAATTATAAAATTTGTGTAAAATATATCATCACAACAATTTGTTTTACAACAACAAGATCTTTTTGTCATAAATTCACCTGCACTATATTTATACCAAAATAAAAAAACCGCCCAAATTATTGGGCGGTCTTTTATTAAATTTTTAAATTTTTAACGAGCGCGATTACGAGTAACCTTGTAGTAGCTACGACCATTTTGGGTCATGCGAACTACGGTGTAGTTGCTGTCAAGGCGGTCAAACGCCTCCTTGAGGTCATGCATCGTTGCGCGCATATTGCTGACGCGGAAACGCTTCCGGGCCTCTCCAGCCGTTAGCGGACGGCCAGAACGCATGTAATCAAACACTCTCTGAATCTTAGTCGGACGATCAACAGTAGTAATTTCCATAACACTTTCCTTTCTTATAAGAAGTTGCTATAATATAGCACCCAATTCTTAACTGTCAAGTATTATCCTAAATAATACGGCTGAGGAGGTCCTATGGCACAGGGAATCAATCAGTTCGTAAAGTTTGTGAGAGATCACTTAAAACAATACGGTGGAAAATTGGTAATTGGAAAAGGCAAGCAGGTTAACTGCAATGGCATAATGTGTCCCGGATTCTTTGACGATAGAGAAATTTTGATAAAAATGGCAGGTAATGGGGAAGGATTTTTATCTACCCTAGTTCACGAATATTGCCATTTTTTGCAATATATAAACGACATACAAATTTATAGAAAATCGGACAAAGCTTCCGTAATAGTAGAAAATTGGTTGCTTGGAAAAGACTATGACCCTCAAACTGTAAAGAGGGCCTTTTTCTTGGTACGTGCTATGGAACGTGATTGTGAAAAACGCGCTATGAAATTAATCAAGGAATTCAATCTTCCAATAGACAGCAAGTATTATGCCAAGCAAGCCAACTGTTACATCTACACTCACTTCTTGATGGAAGAAACAAGAAGATATTGGATGTACAAGAAGAGCCCATACAAGAGCAGAATTATAATGAAACTAATGCCTTCAACTATGAAGGTTAAAAGTCACAAAACTATCCCACCTAAGATTTATTCTGCTCTGATTCCTTTTGTAGATGTTCGATTGCTACAGGAACAGTAAACTTGGAAAAAATGTCTGCGCCATATGGCCAACGATCATTTTTTTCCAACATGCTGCAGCGTTCTAATTCATTTAGATGATCTTCAAGTCCTTTGATTGTAACTTCATCAATAGGCCATTTGATTTCATCTAACTCATTTACTGCTGGCTTTAGAGTTGTGTAATGCTCTGCAACAACGAGATCTGCAACCTTTGCAAGATTGCCACACACTTCGAGTGCCTTGGCACATTGAAAAAACAGATCCTTCTTTAAGGGATCTGTTTCCTTGCGAGCTAGAGACCGAATTTCGTAAACTAACTCTGGAATCTTCATTTGTACTCCTGTGCTCAGGTGAGCGTCAGGAGATACTTGGTTTGCTGAACCAGACCAAGCATCTCATCACGTATATTTAACAATGCTGTCTGATTCTTTCCTACTTCTTTTTCAATTTCATTCATTAAAAAATCTTCTAAAGAAATTATTACTTGGTCTGCAGAAGTTCTAAATGGACCATTTAATTTTAATTCTAAAATTTGTTTAATTTCTTCTCTTCCTTTTACACCCAAATAATTTTCAGTAAAAGAATCAATTAAAACATCAAGACCCTCATATAATTTTCCAAGGGCTTTATGTGCCGAATAAGATTTGGTTCCCCAATGATGAAGTCTAAGTTCATTTTGAAATGTCATTAATTTTTGTACGCATGTCATGGTAAATTATTTAGAGAGTTTGAATTCCATCGTCAGTGGTGTAATAAATTTTGTGAAACACTTCAGAACACCACTTAGAGCAAACTGGGCACGGTTTAGAATTTCTAAAATGACCAAACCGGTTAAATCTAAAGTTGATTAGAACCAATTTTTCACTACGCAAATTTTTAGGAACCTTGCGAAATGCATCCAGTTCAGAGTGCATATCAGCCGTCCTATAACCCAAACGCAAGGTACTGGGGTGGGTCTTAAAAATGTTTTGACCCACCGCAATAACCTTGCGCTTGTACAGAACCAACGAAATGTGCTTTTTTTGCCTCTCCATAGCCATCGAAAGAGGCTTGGCAATGGGGAGGTAAATTTTGTTAATCGTGTCTATGTCCAATTTAATCCATCGTCAGCTTCAGCTTCGACGCAGACTCAACGGTCTTGGAAGGAGTGACGAGTCCGTTATTGAGGTTAGAATCGTACTGAGTCTTTAGTTCTTCAAGAGGCTCAACAGTAAACGCAATAAAAGTTTTTGGAATTTGAACTCCATTTGTTGTCTTGGCGTACATCATCCAAGGCATTAATCCAATTGCACCTTTTTGCATTGGAATAAGGATTGCAGGATCTTTTAAAGTCCAATGTGTTTCAGACTCTTCGTATCTTGCAAGAATTTCTTCGCCGGAGTTTAATCTAAATACTTTTACGTTCATATGTTTCCTTTATATTGGTTTATTATAACACTAGTTTTATGGATGGCAAATAACAAATGAAAACTTTTAAACAATTTTTAAATGAAAATAATATAGCCCAAATTGCAACATCTGG